AGCCATAGCATGGCCGTCAGTACCTGCATCTGCAACAACCGGAGCGCCCACAGCGATGCCGCCCTCTGCGTAAATTGGCACAACCCCGCCGATAATCAACCAAAAAAGGTCGTCATCTGCGACAGTGGTTGCCCCAAGCTCAGGATCACCAACACCAGCCCAGTCGCCTTCAGTAATACTGGCACCTGCGCAAGCACCGGGAGCCAGTCGTCCAGCAGAGGCATCCACGTCAAAGCTAAGAACCAGACCATAAGTAGCAGTAGCTATAGTCAGGGCCGAGCCTTTGGTGTTACGAACGCACACTGCCCGGAGGGCTTGACCACTGCGGCGGCTTTTGCCACCGCGAATCGCGGGTGTGCGATCAACGTCGGGGAATTCAAAGACAGCACCACACCAATGGGCATTGGTCAAGTTGCTGTCACTGTCAGTCCCCGAGAGCGTTTCACCCAAATCAAAAGGAGGATCAACGTAAATCATGTCATTCTTTCCTTGTCAAAAAGCACTATGCAAGTGCGGCCAGTTTGAAGAAGTTACGCGGCGATGAGAACTTGAGGTTGCTCAACGTGCTAACAGCTGCGACAAACGCCTGGCTATGAATGTCGTATTCCGGGCCTTCCGACCGCAGAAGACTCTCATCCATGGACTTCAGTTCGATATTGTCGTAGTTCAGGCCGTACCCAACACCGGATTCAATTCCAGCTTCCCACGATACTTCGATGCCATCAAAGTTCACTGTCTGCTTGAACCCGAGGGCGCGAAGTGACGTCTCGTTGGAAATCGCGATGCGTTCCTTGTCATCGATGATGTTCAGCAGTCCCATGTACAGATCACGGGCCAACAGAATGTTGGTGATCTGACCGGTCTTGCTGGCATTACGCTGACTATTAATGATGGCGTACCGCAAAGCCTCGTCGCCCTGCCCAGCCCAAGTATTCGTGGTACTGGGAAGGTCGGCGTGCGTGGTCGTGTAATTCACAACCAGCGGCGACCAGAAGTCATACTCGCCATCAGCGATACCATCAGGCCAGTATTGACCCGATTCGTTTTCTCCGCCGTAGTTGCCGAGAACTGTCGACAGTGCGGCGTAACTGTCATTCGGATAACCAACGATGTCAGCGGCATTCGCTGATCGCTGGGCACCGGACGTGCTGTTCACCGTACCATTGAGAACGAACATCGATTCCAGGCCATGCCAGGACTGCTCGTTACCCGAGGCGGAACCATCAACGTAGTACTCGCCACCAAACGCCTGCGTCATGGAAGTTTCCAGTCGCTGGACGAAGTTGTCGAATACCTTAACAATGCCTTCCGGCCCCTTGTTGGAACGGAATTCGCGGTAGTACATCGCGTCAGTTGTCTGGTAACCACGGAACTCGAGGTTCGCAGTTTTCCAGAGGTTACGACGTGCAAAGTTTCGCTGAGTCTCGCCAGTATTTCCTTCCACCTTGTGGAGTCGGTACTGTACGGGCCAGTCAAAACCTTCACCGCTGTTGTTGTAGTTCACCCGTCCAGCCGACTCGAGCAATGCACCCAACTGAAAGTTTCGGAGCATTGACTCCTCAACTTCGCGGATATGATTCGCAAGAGTTGTGGCGCTAGTCCGGGCGAAGGCAACAGGATTGAATCCCTTATATGCCATTTTTAAAACCCCTCCTCACAAAAGTCACAACAAATTAGAACAAGCCATCTGCTATGGCCTGCTGACGTAGTTTTTCACCCGCACTTAAATGCGGATTCTGCGACGGCGCCTCGGGTTCGTATGCAGCCGGAACACTTCCGGCTGCGCTCGGTATATGAGATGCGGGCGACTGCGACTGCAGGTGCTGCATATTTCTCTGCTGCGCGGCATATGTTTGCTGCACTTGCTGCTGCTGCTGAGATAACATGCTTGTCGACAAGTCGCCCGCATACATCCGCGTTGCAAGATCCCATAGCGTGCTTGGATCAGCGATACCCTGCTGGCGGAAGTAGTTCACATAGTTCGTGACAGCCGCGCCCTCGGAAGAGAGGACAGGGCTACCATTTGTATCCTGTACAAATTGCTGGGTTCTGGGATCACGCTGGTACACCCAGTCGGCGTTTCGTGTATTAATATCCTCGACGGCCGCCTGCTGCTGCATTCCCTGGTAATAGTTGCTGGTGTAGTCGACGACCTTGGAATACGCCTCTGGAAAATATTTGTCGAATTCCTGCTTGATAATCTGCGGCAGGACTTCCTGTGGCCGTCGCAATAACTTCTCGGCCCAGTCTTCCAGGTAAGTTGAATATCCCTCGGCTGCTGTCTTGACCTTGAGCGGTGTTCCGTCTCGCCAGTCCCACTGTGCGGATCCAGTTTCCTGGTTGAATACCTGCTCCCGGTATTGATCCAGGTTTTGGAGATCGAATTCCGGGGGCGCCCACCAGTGCTGACCTCCCGGCGCTGGGGTCTGCTCCTGTTGCTGGGTCTGTTGCTGGGTCTGCTGCTGCAGGTATTCCCGTCCGTAGTCAGCATATTGCTGCTGCTCTTGCAACTGCTGGTCATACTGACCTTGCAGCTGGTTGGAGTAATTCGCCCACTGCTGATTCTGGTTCGCCAGTTGCTGGTAGGATTCAAGTAAACGGTTTTGCGCCTCGCCGTCATCTTCGACATCAGTAAACCCAAGCTGCCTCACCTGGTCTGCCAGTGTTGGCTCGTAATACTCTTGGGGGTACGCTTCCTGTGGTTCCTGCGGCTCCTCGTAGACGGGCTGCTGTGCGGGCTCGTTATCGAAAAACTCGGTCAAGTCAAGTTCCGGCGCTACTGGCTCCTCGACCGCTGGCGCCTCCGTAAACTCATCCTGCACCTCACCTTCAATGGCTTCGTCTTGGGTAATATCTGTTGACATAAATTCTCTCCTCGGGCGAGTCCTGGGTACACTTGAAAGTGTCGCTCAAACCACCGGATTGATTCAAGAGAAGTTTCCAAGATGGCCCAAAAAAAGAGTACCCCAAGCAAGATCGGTGAAATCGGCAAGGGGTGTCAGTGGGGTGTCACTGGGGTGTCACTGGTGTCAGTGACAGGGGCGATGTCCGAATTGCGGATGCCCTGAATACCGGATTATTTCAGTCGATCCGGCGAGGGAAGAACGTCGGCAGGCCACACTGTTTTCGCTCGAGTAGTTCGATTTCTCGAATGCTGTGAATGGCCCCCCGGCCATAATCGACCAGCTCTGCCTCATCCATCTCTGCTGCCGTGGCCCAGCCGCAGACGCGAGACTGCAACCGCTCGTTAACGCTGACCAGGATATAGATGTCAGCCCGGCGTTCTACATCTGGTGGAAGACGGAGGTGCGGGTCTTCCCAGTAAGTCGATGTCTTGATATCGCATCGCCGGCCCTCGACGAGAAAATCCGTTCCCCCGTCACCCTCAATAAGAAGCTCCACGTCCATTGGGACACCGGACTCCAGGCTGACCGTCAGCTCGCCGGCCAGGCCAAGGAAATGCGTGGATCCATCTGCCCAGTTGCGGGTGCTTTCAAAGCCCCCTTTCTGGTTCTCCCTCGCCTCCGACAACGCCGTTATCACGTCCTTGTATGCGCTCAGATCCCATATCCTTTGGGCCATAAGATTTCCATTTCTGAACGATGATGTCACACATGTGGCAGTGGTGGGCAGACCTCTCGCTATTGTCGTAGATCACCTGTGTCCTCAAACCGCATTGTGGGCACTTAACCATTCCTCACCCTACCCTCCATTACCGCTCGCGATAATAAAGGATTACTGAGATTGTGGCAAGAGATTAGAGTTGTGAATCCCCCTAATGTAAAGCCCACCACCACTTGAACCAGATAACCTGACGCCATATCTCAATCACAAAATATGTACTACCGGACAGGCAAAACGTACCCAGCATCAGCTTCTCTAGCTTACTCACCTCTAGCTCCTTTCAGTGCCCAGACTGCATCCCGTACATCATCAAATCCGATAATCCTTCTCTCGCCGGGAAAGAGGATGAAAGTCGGGCAGGTCGGGATACTGTGTTCAAATCCATACTGATGTGCGTACTGTGTCGTAATCTGATAGCTGCCCGGCCGGGCTGCATATATCCTCTTGCCATGCTTGGTCACGGCCTCCAGGGCGGCAGCATGATGATGCCCTATGACACCGATATCAAAAGGGGCGTCATTCATTTCCCAGAACCGCTTGACCACATGCGTCTGGTTCAGGCTTGAGTTAAACCGTCCCACCTGATGCCGGATCAGCATGTCATAATCCTGTCCACCGACTGTGACCTTCAGCCTCGCCTCTGCCGGCGCATAACAGAGCTTGTTGTTCTCCGCTATCTTCGACAGGTAATCCACGCCACCGATCTGTGCCGTCCAGGCGTCATGGTTGCCGGAGATCAATACGAGGATCTTGTCACCGAAGATTTTCAGGTAATGATCGAACAGCCTCCACTGGTCGTTAGGTGTGCTGCGGGCCGCCAGGTACGCCTGCTGGATCTTGATGTGATTATCCACGCCGTCCCCCGCCAGACACGCATAGAGGCCGGGTGTGTCGTGGATCAGCTCGGCATCCTCCCGCATTCGCTTCAGGTCACACGCCGTGCCCGGCGCGATATGCTGATCCGAGATACAGGCAATGGCAATAGGGCCGGTAGGAAAGTTCACATTGAACTTCCCCCGCAGCTTTGCCTTCTTGATTTCCCTGATACCCAGCTTCTCGGCTTTCGTCCACGCATCGTTGCCATCCCAGTCATCTTTCCACTCGGGTATGACCACGCCAGCCTCTGCGGCAGCGGACTTCTCCTGAAATCCCAGCACCGCCTTCTTTAGATCCGCGACCTCACTCTTGAGCGCCACGTTCTCAAACTCGACCACCTCCTCTCTAACGTCTTCCGAAATCGGTTCACGTCCCATTTGGTGCAATCTTTTCAGCTTGCTCCGCACCGCGTCAGGCGAGCGATTCATGCTTGTCGCAATTTCAATGGCGTCCGCCCCTGATGACGCCAGCTTCAGTAGCTGTTCCTCTTCACTCTCTCGCCAAATACCGCTAGCCATAGCACCTCCAATAGCCGAGTAAGACATTGTCTATACCGGTAAATTATAGGCAGGTACTCAAATCCGCCGCTATCCACATTTCGCCGTATCAACGACTTCGATAAAATGGACACATGTGGTGGACATTAATACCAAAAGCGATTCTCACATCTTTTATCCTTATCGTAATTATTTGGGATCTGGCTACAGGTATTCTGGGGCACCCTGAAGCGACATTCAGCCGAGTACTTCTCGAGGCGTCCGCTGACCATCCGGTCATCGCCTTCATATTCGGCATGGTCTGCGGCCATGTCTGGTGGAGCAATAATTAGTGTTGTCCCAAAGTGGGGTAGCGGATATATTCGCTCTTTCCGATGTTTGCTGCGGTTCGTCGTAAGCCCACGTTTGGTATCCGCAGCGGGTCATGGTTCAGCACCCATTGGCCGAGGCCGATAAGCCTGAACGCAAAAGGAGTCAAAACCTAAGACCCATCAAAGTGTGGCTAGCCCCTGGTTGATGGCGAGGTCGAATATCCTGCCTGTCTTGCGCGAGTAATACAGGAGTAGCCGGAAAGCGGACGTAGCTCTGCGGAGTGAACCTGCCCGGCCATTGACTCAGGGGGCGTTCTAGCCTCTCAGCCAGAGTGACTTACCGTTATGATTGGGGTAATACGGCATAACTGTCTCAGGGCCATGAGGTAGGTAGCATGCGAGACTGGCAGAGAATTCACAGTGAAGCGACCATTGTTGACCTGCATACTCACCCGACGCTGAAGATATCCCTCTTCAAAAGAAACCTGGCTAAACGATTCCGGCAGGGCCTGAAGGGATTCTGGCCGATGTCGACCAGATCGGGGTTTCAGATGCTCGAGCAGGGCGAATATGACGTATCCCTGTCTACGGTATACATGCCTGAAGCTGGCATGCTCAAAGATCTGCCCATCATCCACCTACTGAGATTCCTGCGGCCATTCGCCTGGTACAGGACTTTCGGGAAGAAATCCTACTTCAAAGGCGCTGTCTGGTGCCTGGATCAGATCGAGAAGCAGGCAAAGTCATACAAGGGCAAAAGACCGGTTGTTATCTCTCGCAGCCCGGCCGAACTGGAGACAGATCTACTCAATAATGCGATATGTATCGTCCATAGCATCGAAGGGGCTCACAACCTGCAGGACAAATGCGGCAAGATACCAGCAGAGATAACCCCTGAAATCGAAGAGGAGATACTGTCTAGCCTCGAGTACATGTCAAAACGGGGTGTCGCATACCTCGGATTGTCGCATTTCTACCAGAACTACTGCTCCCCTTCAGTATTCCCGTACCCAGATTATGCACTGAAACTATCAAAATGGCGTAATCTCGTGCAGAGGTGGGACGAAAACAAGGGACTCACCTCCCTAGGAGAAAAAGTAGTACTGCGTGCCAGAGAGCTTGGCATGCTTATCGACGTCACACACTGCACCCAAATGGCCCGTCGAGAAGTCTACGGCATGTGCCAATCAGGAATCATTGCTTCCCACGTCGGATCCTATGAGCTGAACCCGTCCACACTGAACCTGGAAGACTGGGAAATTGAGACAATAGCCCGTAAAGGCGGGGTAATAGGCGTGATTCCCATGACGTACTGGCTACTTGGCTATGGCAAGGGGCTCGGCCTGGACGCAATGAGCCAGACCATCCGGCACATCATCAGTGTGGGCGGAGAAGAGTGTGTGGGCATAGGCACTGACCTGGACGGCCTGACAGACCCAATTGACGAGATAACAGACGCTTCAGGGCTGTCCCAGCTGACCAGACGCCTGTGTGCAGAGACATTTGCGCGTGGAACGCGATATACCGACGAAACTATCCGAAAGATCCTTGGAGGGAACGCCTTGCGGGTCTTGACGGAGCAGTGGAAGGCATGAAACGCTACTTCGTGTATACCCACGGGGACCACAGCACAGGACCGTGGAAGGGTGATCTAATGGTCTGGGAAGGCGATTTATACAAGAAATCACTGACCGGAAGGCCAGATACACTCGGTGTAAGGTACATATACGACTACACAGGCCCTTGGATGACCATTGCAAGGAACCATGTAGTCGAAATCGTGCCGGCAAAAGACCTGGAAGATCCAGGCGATCAACACTACCTGACCTTCAGGCAGTGCGAGTCAGTGCGTCATATAGAGGATGCATCCCCCGAGGAAGGCTCTACATAGCCCTCGGATGACCATGCAAAGGCCAAACAAGGCCGTTACATCCCACACATCCCCTGACATTCCTCGGTTAGGCCGCTTTCAAAGAGCAATTTCTGGCCTTTATCAACATCCGTGCGGAAATCTATCTCATCTAATGGTTTCCGGGCAGCATGCAAATAGATATCACCACGCATGCCCCCACATTTTCTCACGGCCCTATCGAAATCCGCCGCCTCCTGAAACTCTTCTGGAGACTCATTTTTGAGATATCGCCATTCCTCATTGTTGTGAAATGGGCAGCCAATGCAGGCACTTCTCGGTGCCCGAGGGAAATCGTGCTGTTCCAGCCAGTTGAGGCAGCCCTGTCTCGTCATACCCATGTCTACGAGCGGATAATAATGCTCACACCACTTATGGTTCGATGTCCGCATCCTGGTGAATTCGTCATGCGATATACCAAACCACTGTCGTACAGTTAGCTCTTTCGGAGCCCGCTGACGATGCTTCAGGCCGAGAATCTTGCGTCGTGTCCACTTTTCAATGGGCCGGATCTTGTATTCATAAGTGCATTGCCGGCGGATCATGCCCTTCTCACCATTCGGCCCGAGAACAAAGTACGGCATTGCAGCCCAACGATTACCATCCTCCGCCTTGCCCCGTACCTGGCTGACCAAAGCATCGTTCTTGATATTGCTCGTGCTGACCACGTCAATTGGTATGTCATGCTTACCAGCAAAATCAATCAACCACTCTAACTGGGCATACACCGCCTTTGGCTCCCAGCCAGTGTCCGCGAAGACACAAGCATCCAATTTGGGCAGCTCGCCTACACACGACATCAATAGAACCGTGGATGACTGTACACCAGCCCCCAATGACAGAATATTCTTCATTTCACCGTCCTCCGTGACTCCAGGTACATTGCCATGAGTATGCCAACTACGCCGGCCAATAGATAACTGACATACACAAGCCAGTGTGTGCCCTTCACCAAGCCGTTGGCAAGTATATCAAGCGTGACTAACCCCGTCACGCCCAATGCAAACGATACCAAAGCAGCCGGCAGACGACGGCCAGCCACTACATTGATCTGCTGCATGCCCTTCAAGAAGATGAAGATGGCCTGGGCAACAAATACCAATAGCACAACGATACCCAGTGGAAGGTTGATTAAGTCCATTGCATGACCATTATAAGGCTCTGGATGGCCCGGCAAAGGCCAAAGAGGGCCGCTGCATGGCACAACAAGGGCCTTTTGTCCCCCAAAACTGGAAAAAATCTGTTCACAGGACGTAAATGGGGGTCGTGGCTCGTCGGGGTCATCCCCCTCCCCTCCATAACCTGGTACGCCGCATACACTTACGTCGCACGCCGCCAACTCGCATGCGATAACGTACCCCCTATCAGTATGGTTGTGAACAGATGCACACCGGTGAACGGTTGTATACCTGGGTCGCGCGCGCGTGAATCGCTGCCCGGGCAACCGGATGTTATCACGCGCCGCCGCAGATTCTATTGCTCGGGGGGGATTCGGGTTGCACTATTGCGGCGCTTCTATACGATATTACCTATAGAGGAAGTAAGTTACCTAACCTGGAGTGTGAGCAATGGACATTTATAGACAAGCTACGCTTGACGGCATTCGCGACCTATGCGGGATGGAACCGTTATCGGAATATGAGCAACAGCGTTTATCCGATGATCGGTTAGAGGAAGAGCGCTTTGCGTCTTACTACGCTCCGGCATGGGTTGCCGGTTCGCATTGGACCCCGCGCAAGTATGCGGCGCGTTGTCACAACATCATGACATCGCGCGAATCGCAAGGATCCTTTGCCGATGTCACCTATCACGTCGGATTGTGCAACTTGCATGATGGATTGGATCTATCCCCTTACCAATGTGAATCTGTTGCGCTGTTTATCCTCGAGCTAATTGAAAAGGGAGTGTAGAACCATGACGTTTAAAATCACATGCGCGTACTCGCACGATGTCGACGGGTTCCCCGTTTTGGATGTTACAGTTACCGACAAGCACGGAACCGTAACCTTACCCGTGCATTGCAAGACGCTTCTAACTACAGAGAATCCGAAGACGCGCAAGGGAGAAGCGCAGGGTTATCTAACGCAAGGCTTACCGATGTCACCGCATAAGACATCGGGTGCGGGTAACGCATGCCCGAAGGCTACGCCGACGTGTATCGACAATTGTCTTGACGTTCAAGGCATCGGTTCTATCTTCAAGCGTATTCACGCGTACCGCGCGGCTAAGACTTGGTTGTACTACAACCGTCGCGAGTTGTTCTATGACATCCTTATAAAGGACATCGAACGGGGAGCGCGGAAAGCGGCGCGTGATAACGTCAAGCTTGCCGTGCGCCTCAATGTGTTTTCGGACATCGCTCATGAGCGTACCCGCGCGGGGATTCGATTCCTGGAATTACTCCCGCGCGAATGTCAGATATACGATTACACGAAACTAGACGAACGGTTCGACAACATGAACCGCCTCGAGGAATTCGGGTATCACTTGACGTTCTCGCACGGTGAGAATCGCGAACCGATTAGCGCCGCGATTCTAAGGCGGGGATTTAATGTTGCGGTTGTTTTCAATCACGACAATGTCAACTTTCCTTCGCATTGGTTAGGCGCACCCGTGATTAGCGGGGATGATAGTGACCTGCGCTTTCTCGACCCGTCAAGACGCGTCCCCGCATCCGTGCGCGGTCTATCATGCAAGGGTGGTTATGTAATCGGGTTGCGTATGAAGTATGCCACACTCGAGTCTGCCCGGGATATGATCAATAACCGGTTTGCGGTAACTGTGCCCGGTTGTGCGCCATTGGTTGACGCCTAACCTCTAACCTCTAACCCCTCGAGATAAACACCCGTCGGCATAGTGTCGGCGGGTGTTTTCGCGCGCGCCTATGATTCCTGCCATTTATTTCCATCCTGGAAACAGCATATCGGGCACCCGTGCCATTGGTGCGCGGTTATTGGTGTCACTATCTAACCGCCTATACGCCTATATGGCGCAACCGAATCTCGAGCGGGTGCTATCACGCCTAGTGATTCGCGATGTCTTAGCATCCCGCCTAGCGTTTCGACGAAATAGCACCAAATCTGACCATTCCACAGCGCCGGCGACACACTACACGCCAGAAAAATCGACCCAGGATGTTACCCACAGCTGCACCGCGCCGGCCCTCTTTCGGGAACGGGGCCGCAGCTGGCCTGGTCGAATTGCGGCGCCGAATTGCGGGGCGACCGTTAACGTCCTGGGACGGGACTGCAATGCGGACACGCCAGAACGCTAAAGTCAGGTTGATCATTTTACCGATATAGAGTACCGTACCGTCTGTGTTGAAACGAGTCTTTTATAGGAGTGCATACTATGACGAGTTCGCAGGATCAACAGAAGGACAATCAACGTGTCATGAAGATGGTGCGTGCTGACACCGAGGCGTTCATGGAGGCTCACGAGATGGGCGTCACGCGACCGCAGGACATGCTGCGGAATGATACGGCGGAGGAACTCGGCGTGTATCTCGAGGGACTCGGCGAAGAGTACCGCGACCTCAGCGTTAAAGAGTTCATCGACCGCGAGTGGGACATTGAGTTACCGCATGGTCAGCACGACATGTCAGACATGCCGCTCTACTCGGAAGTAGGCAAAGCCTGCATGGAACTCGCGCGGCATATCGACGGGGCGGCGCCCCACTGCTTGGACTATCAAGGCGAGTTGTATCGCGTTGCCATCCGTCAGATGCAGTGTTTCGCCTACAGTTAATCACCACCAATGAAAAGGAGTGCATGCTATGACGAGTGCAGATTACGAACACCGGGTACAAGCCATGGAAGCCGAGGGCATGACCCGGAGCGATGCCCAAGGAGTCGTCGACGCGGAGGACTTGCAGAGTCCATGCGACCGCGAGTTTCCGCAGTGGGAATTCCACGAGGGATTCCGCGACGAGGTGATGCCACTGCTCGCGGATTGGTCATGGCGAAACGACACGATGCCCTGCTTCCTCGACGAGGACACGGGTCTGATCATTTGGGCTAACCACCTCGATGAGTCGAAGAGAGACTACCCGAGCGACATGTCCGTCTACACTGCTGAACTCGCCCTCAAGGGCGATGACGGGGAGTGGGAACACGGGCACGGACAGCAACCGGTCATGGAGACAGACAGCCTTGAGGAGATCAAGGACTTCATCCTGCAGCGCCGGCTCATGTGGTAACCCAACTAGTCGAAACGCCCTCCGGGGCGTCGTGGCAGGTCTGACTTCCTGCTGCCTGACGAGACAGGTCAGTTTATACCCCCATCACAAGGAGAGAGACTATGCAATACGACGAGCAAACTGGTATGCGACTCACCGACTGCTGCGGAGCTACCTCGACTTACCATGACACGGAACTATGCTGCAAGGTTTGTTGGAAGCTTGTAGACATCGGCGAAGGTGATGGCAACGAATACGCCAAGCTTGTCGCCAACCCGGCGCAGGACTGATCCCGCTGCCGCCTGACCTGACCCAGGCAACCTGGGTCGATGAGGTTAGCCCGTACGCGCAACACGCCAGAAACCTTTTGAAGGAGTGCAACCATGAAAGAGAAAGTCACGACAACCTGTCCCTGCGGAACTTCTATCCCCGTGCCATTGACCGAGCAGGGGTACGACGTATGCAGCGTCGAGTGCCATGCCTGTGGTCGCCTGTCAACAGGTGGCAATGGAAGAACAGGAGAGGTGGATGGGTGGGTTACTGCCAAGGATGCAGGGCAGTCCCAAGCGGCATACGAGGCAATGCAATTTGATGTTGATATGAATGAGTGGTATGGACGAGGCAACTGGTAACCTTTTCGAGGAGTGCATTATGAAAATCGAATACCTGATTCACGCTTTCGATGACGGCGAACCCCGAAAGATAGAGTACTGGCACAAGGACAACATGTGCTGCGTTCAGGATGTCTTGTGTCGCGGCATCGTCGGCACGGGCAAAACAATTGGCCCCGCCCTCAGAGATTTAGAAAAACATCTTAGTGGCGACCTGTTCCAGTTCTAACACCAACCCCGCGACTCAGGCGCCCTAGACCGGGGCGGCTCTGTCCTTGGGCCTGGCTACCAGGGCTGAGTAACTACACGCCAGAAAAGGAGGAGGTGCATCATGGATGACTTTATGTTGTGGGGCTGCCTGACCGTAGCCGTCGGACATTTGCTCGTGGATTTCATAACTCAAAAAGAGGGAAATGCAGAATGACAAACCAGGCAAGGATGCCAGCCAGATTTATTGTGGAAACCCGAAAGTCCTTTGACGCAATTGACGATAAGTACCGTTACTTCGCGCGAGTCTTCTGGTTAGACGGTCGAGAGCGCAGGCAGATTCCAACCGGATCCCTGTCTGGATATTCCGAGATGCCGACAGCTGAACACGCTGCAGCGTTCAAGCAGGCGCTGGAGAACTCTGACTTCTGGACTGACCTAAATTGAGGAAGACCATGCTACCACAACCAGGCGAGATCACGAAGAACCTGTTATGGCGGATGATGCAGGCGATCATGAACCCAGAAACATTGACACGCCAGCAAACCGACTGGCTGGCAGAGGATGTACACACTGCCTATATCATTAACTGGCCGGAGGAGGATGAGTGATGGAATACAAAGACATCCCGCTTGGGGTTTTGTTTACGAGCGACACGCTCGGCATGGTGATCGTGCGGATAGCCTACCAGCAATGGGCTATCCAGATAGGCGGCGACAATCCGGGCCGCATGTTCTGGCCCAACGAGATCCAGGATGTACAAGACTGGGAGTTGGTTGCTGCACAACGAGAGGGAGGATATGCCGGAGCTGCATTGGTTTGGAGGGTTTCGAGAAACTCTACAGAGGAGGATGGCATATGAATAACCACTGGCAAAACTCAGGGCATAGCGGCCGGGCTAGCGTATACCAAGACCTATGCGAGGCAGCGTACCAGGCAGAGGATCAGCTCAACGATGTCGGTTACGTCGCGGACCTTACTCGACCTATAACTGAAGACGAGTTGAAGTACACCGTGCGGGTTCGTCCAGCCGACGTGAACATCGTGCTGAGAAGAGATGCGTGGCAAAGGTCGCAGCCCGCAAAGTCGAGTCTCCATACTGATGGTGTGCCGGCTTTTCCTCCGCCACTTTAAAACCAGTAGACATACCCGAGCAAGATCGGTAAAATCTACGACTAATAACCCTGACCCCATTTCACAGGAGATACCCAATGCCTTCACTCAACAGAGTCATACTCTGCGGTCGACTCGGTGTTGACCCTGAAGTCCGCGCTACACAAAAAGGGATGGCTGTCGCCAACCTCTCGCTCGGAGTTACGGACTATTCGAACGAGGGCGAAAAGACGAACTGGTACGACGTTACAGTCTGGGGCAAGACAGCCGAGGTGGTTGACCAGTACTGCACGAAGGGATCTCTCATCCTCGTTGAGGGACGCTTGTCCGTCGACAACTGGGAGGCCAAGGACGGCACGAAGCGCAAGAAGGTTTTCGTCACTGGCGAAAAACTGCAGCTTCTCAACTCCATCTCGGAGGGCAAGAAGATGTCCGAGCCAGTTGAAGAAGAAACAGATTCCTTTACGTTCTAAGGATGGTGACTCAGCCACGGAAGGCTCTTATGAAACGCAAGACCACAGTTCGTATTCGCTGCCCTTGGTGCGGCCGCAACTTTATCTCGGCAGAATTTTGTGATCTCCACATGCGAGTCGACAAGATGTGCCAACGGGCTCACGTTGCAGCCACCAAGCGGCGGCGGACGCGGGCTATAACCAGGAGGAAATTCTGTGACAGAAATAAAGACCAAGAAGCTGACTACAGCGCAGAGAGTCAGGCAGATTGAGGAAGATATCGAAGAGATCCGGCAGGTCGTTTCGCCGCTGATATCCGAACACCAGCAGTTGCAGCAGTCGCTGGTCGATATCGTCAAGGAGTTTGACGGTCGAATGATCGCGATGTCTAGTGCGATCAACACCATGGTACAGATCCTCACTGGCCCGCAGGTGCAGCAACCCCTAGCCCCACCTGCGGGAGGAATCTCCACCGCGCCTGCCGAACGTGCGGTCTACAATGTCGTTTCGACCGAAGACGAGTTACCCACCACGCTGGAAGATGGAGAAGATACATGAAGGTTTACGGCTACCTCCGAGTCTCTACTGATAAACAAAGCGACTCTCTTGCGTCACAGGAAAGTCTCGTTGAGGATTACTTCGAGCGAATGAAGAAGCTCGGAGATCTCCCAGAGGACACGACGTTCAGTGGCTGCTTCGCCGACGAGGATAAGAGTGGTAGCACTCCACTGTTCGAACGGCCGGCGGGGTACGAGATGCTCAAGGTGATTCGTCCAGGTGACCATATCATCGTGGCAAAGCATGACCGCGCGTTCCGCTGCATGATGGATGCCTGCACCACGATCAAGCAGTTGCAGACTCAGGACGTTGAGCTGCACATGATCAACCTGGGTGTTTCGCCGAGCAACCCAATTGGGAAGTTCGTGTTTCACATCATGTCGGCCTTCGCGGAATTAGAGGTCGAGTTCATCAGAGCCAGAATTAAGGATGCGTTGGCTCACCGTAAACGCACCGGCCGGCCGGTCAACCAGTCGACCCCTCTCGGATACAAGAGACAGAAAGTCGAGGGGGAGGTCCGCTTTGTACCTAACAGGGATGAGGTCGCGATGTGTTACCAGATCAGGGATCTACGAGACGCTGGCTTGTCGTGGCCGGAGTGCGCCACAACTATTGCGAAAGAGCATGGTTGGAAGTGTCCGTCAACTGGCACGGACTGGTCCGTACGGCTGGCGAAGCGGGCGTACCAGGCAACGCTCGACAACTTCCCGAGATACGACGGGAGGACCCTCGACGACTTCTCGGAGAATCACCGACAGCGGCAGCACGATATAGCGATGAGTGATCGGGTGGATGTATAATGATGACTGATCCCCGAGGGGGGGCGTTAGCGTTTATGCACTCCTTTTCGCTGGCGCCTCCCCAATTTTTCTCGAGGTGAATGATGATCAAGAAGGGCGTGAAGCAAGATCGACGCGGTGATCGGCAAGATCATAAGATTGACAAGATTGACGCCAAAGCAAATAAGGCGTTGGCTGTCAGCAAGAAGCGTGCGGCCCTGGCTTCGATCCTGAAGTGGTTAGTCGTGCTGATCGGCGTGGGGTATCTCGTTTTCAAATTTAGCCGAGGGTAAACAACTGTCATGGCATTCTTTAAGAACTTCATCGAAGCACTGAAGTCCAAGAGGGTCTGGGCTTCGATGATCACCTGTTTTTTCCTAGTCATGTCCAGCACGGTCGTGCCGGATGTGTCGCAGGAGAAGGTGCTTGCAGTCGCAGGGGTGGTCATAGCTTTGGTGCTAGGTGATTCCGTGCGGGCGACCGTGCCGAAGGTGGAAGAGTAATGTCGAGCGGCGAAATCATTGCGTTAGTAGGACTCGTCGTCACGCTCGTCAGCATCGTATGCGGCGCCGCGTGGTGGGCCTCGGCACTTTACGCGAGAGTCAAAGAGATCGATCACAAGCTGGATGATGTGATCCAGCGAGGATACAAGGAACGTCGGGGCATATCTAAAAACGTGGATGCCCTTGAGGAGAGAGTAGCTGATCATGCCATTCAATTAATCAAACTCACGGAAAGGTGAATGATGACCCAAGACTTCCTCACAGTAACCCAGGCAGCCGACCGAATCGGCATCACGACTGGCCGCCTGCGACAGATGCTCAGGGCGAATGAAATAGAAGGCGTGAAGATGGGGCCTCGCATGTGGTTGCTCGCTGTCGATGAAGTTGACAAGCTGAAACAACCGCAGCGACGTGGCCGGCCGAGAGGAAACAACGGCCCTTACATGGAGAACAGGGATGTTAATACTGAGCAGAAAATTGGATGAGGTCATCACCATTGGTGACGACGTCGAAGTCAAGATCGTGAGAATCTCAAAGGACGTAGTGAAGCTCGGGATCGCCGCCCCAAAAAATGTCGCCGTGCATCGAAAAGAAATTGCTCGAAGGATCGAGGAGAAGCTGCACCGCAATGATAATGACGAACGTGACAAGTGAATTTGGATTCACTCGCCAGGAAGCGGGGGTCTTAGGATTCAGAATCGCAACCCACCTGATGGATGGAAACTTCGACGCTGCTCACCACGTTTTGGTGATGGCAGAGTTTTCAAAGCAGACGATCCCGCTCGCGCCCCTGCACACGATGCCTATTGCGCAGGCAAATGTAAGCACCAGAACGATCAACCTGCTAGAGCAAAACGGCGTTATGACCTTTGGAGATTTGGCTGGCAAGGGGGAAGAATGGATCCTCGCCCTTCATAACGGTGGACCTGGCACTCTCGCTGAGATCAGGACGGTCATCATGGCAGAGCTAGACAAGAGGAAAAACGGATGAAACCGAAGGGCACGATATACCTTATGGTCGATGATGACGACGTGATCCAGCAGACGTTTGTCATTCGCACAGGACAACACCTTCATGCATATACCTACACGCCAGATCAGCACGACGAAATGCTGGAAAGGATAAAGGATCACGGATTGCGGGATGATTACCCACTTAAACCTGAGATTGCAACGCAGATTCTAACAGCCATGGAACGATTCCATCAGGAACCACATGGCAGTCCAAACCTATGGAGAGAAAACCCAAATGGCTACCAAGACGATCACGAACAATTCTAACATGCAGCTCTGGGAGTCGGTCTGCGTGACCGACCCGAACATCGCCAGGCACGTCGGCCAGCGAGGCGGCTTCACTGCCATCTGTGCCCAGTCCCAGCTGAAACAGGCCACGCAACTCTGGGGTCCATATGGCGAGCGGTGGGGCGTCCGAAGCCTGGATTATGAATACCTGCATGACAACGATGCACTCACGGAACTTACTCTTACTGCTGAGTTCTACTACCCCTCGCCGACGACTGACGAGGAGGTCGCTTTCGTAATGTCGGACGACCTCGTGTACCGAGCGGGCGGCGAGTGCCGCAAGAAAATCCTCACCTCTCTCCGTAGCAAGATGCTCTCGAGTCTCGGTATGAACTCCGATGTATTCGAGGGAGACTTCGAGGACTCGCATCGCTGGGAAGACAACCGCTACGTGAACGTGAACGAAGACATGTTCCAGCGGGCGAACGCTGCAATTGAAGAGGCGGATAACATGGAGCGGCTCGACAAGATCCGTGCCCACATGGAAATGGAAGACTTCACCGCAGCACAGATGGCTATCCTCAAGCGGGGATGTACTCGCCGCGCCAAATCGCTTCAGGCAGAAACAGAGCCGGCGAATGTCTAGCCTCGCATGCGATCACCTCGATCCGCATGTGTGGAGATATCACGAGGATGTCGCACGTTGCCGAAGCTGCGACAAGTTTCTAGGCCGCTGCGTCGAACCCCGTACTCTGGAGAATAAGCACATGAAAGACAGCATATCGTTTGGGACTATAGCCGTGATCATGGACCACCTGGTCTACGCGAAGAACCGTGGCGACATGAAGAAGATTGCCACGACAATCAAAGACATGGAAGACCTCAACGACGCAACTCGCGAGATCCTTCGCAGCATATATGGCGCACGTCTGGAGGATATAGATGGGGACGACTCCTGAGTTTGTCGAGCGTCCCTATCAGCGAGATGCGAGACTGGCAATAGAGCAGGAGTTCGCCAGTCGGGACGCGACGATTATCGAGATGGCAACTGGCCTCGGGAAGACCGAGATCTTTACACAGTTGATGGATCGCTGGGGTGGCCGCTGCCTGGTAGCCGCCCCGCTGATCACACTGGTGGGTCAGGCAGCCCGCAAGATCCAGTCCCGAACCGGGGTGATGCCGGGTATCGAGCAGGCCAGTCTTCGGTCGAACGAAGCGCCCATGGTCCGCTCGCGGTTTGTAGTGGCGAGCAAGGACAGCCTGATCGCTGGTGATCCAAAACGATACACTCGCATTAAGGATGTCGGGCTGCTCATTGTGGATGAATGTCATTTGTCGATCACGAGTTCATGGAAGGAACTGATAGACTACTTCCGCCAGCAAGGTGCGAAGGTACTCGGTGTCACAGCCACCGCTCGCCGGCACGACCAGCGGGCGATGAAGCAGGTCTATGAATCCTGCTGCTACCAGTACGGGATCGTCGAGGCGACACGAGACGGCTGGCTTGTCCCTGCCCACGCCAAGACCGTGCAGCTTGAGACGCTCGACCTGAAAGGTATTGGCACCAGCAGACGCAAGGTCTTCGGCAACGACTTTTCACTCACTGATCTGCGTCACAGGCTGGAGGATAACCGGACGATCCTTGAGATCTCCGAGGTCACAGCTCGCGAGACTGAGGGGATGAAGACAGTGATCTACTGCGCCAGTGTGAGTGAGGCACAGATGGTGGCCGAGCGGCTCGAGGACGCTCACGGCATCAACGCTGGATGGATCTGTGCCGACACCAGCCGCTGTCCCGAGACGCAGCGCCGGCTGGTACTGGATGGATTCACCCATGGCGACATCACTCATGTCTGCAACGTCGGTATCCTGACAACTGGCTGGGACTTCCCCGGCCTGCAATGTATCGTCATGGCACGACCCACCCGCAGCCTCTCTCTCTATACCCAGGTGTTCGGGCGAGGCACGAGGCCGCTGCCGGAAACGGTGGACTTCGAAGGCTCCACCCCAATGACACGGAAGAAATCAATTGCCAACAGCGACAAGAGCAGCTTCCTGATGATAGACCTGGTCGACGCCAGCCTGCAGCATAAGATCCGTACCAGCGTTGACGTGATGGCCGGCACCACTGACGAGGATATTATCGAGAAGGCGAAGCAGTTCGTAATCGAATCGACCGCAGACAGGGTGGAGGTAGACGAGGCAGTCCGCGAGGCGAGAGAGATCGTCAAGGCCCGCCGCAACGAGGAAGCCAGGATCCAGCGGGCGAAGCTCGATGTCTACGCGGAGTACAGGTTAGTCGACGTGGACCCGCACGGTGAGCCAACCGGAGAAGTGAAGTTCTCCAAGCGTGGTGCCCGGTTCCCGTTCGGCAGGTACAAGGGATGGCTGGTCAAGGAGACGCCAACGTGGTATCTGGACAGCTGCAAGAATGGGAGGCCGACGATATCCATGGCCTGGTTATCGACGGCTATTAATCGAGAGGTCGAATTTAGAAACGGGAGATGACCTGACATGGATGTTAAACAAATCGAGCGCGACCTGTGGCTCATGCTGATTGGGGCTATGATCGCCGACAAGGACACGAGGGAATTAGCGACGGGCTGCCTGACAGCGAGCGGCTGCTGCGACGAAACACTTCGGCAGGTATTCAGCTCTATCAGCAGTGGGAACCGGAACGATGCGAAGGGAAGGCTCGGCGGACTTGGCATCGACGTGACTGCCGGCGACACCGTCGCCCAGTCTCTCGTCATGACAGTGAACCGCTACTGCCGGCGAAGAAAGTACACCAACATGGTGCGTACTCTCGACGGCTGCATCAAGTTGGACATTGATAACTTCACGAGCAAACTCAGGGAATACCTCAACGAACTGGAGGGTGAAGATGAGTGACACCGAAGGGTTCAGCAAAAAATTCATGGAACTCTACTCAAAGGCCACCTTCTTCCAAGGCGTTGAAGAGGAAACTAAAGACATGACGGATAAAGAACTTAAGGCAAAGATAAAACGCCTCGTCCGAAAGATTGGCTTGGAGGACAAGTAATGGCCTTAACTGACACGCAACGTCACATTCTCGCGACAGCAGTTTCCAACAAGATGGCGACAGACATGGTGGCTGCGGCAGATCCCAAGAAATACAGGGGGTACAACCCCGTTAGTTTTCGGCGTATGGCTAAATCCAGAATATATGTAGACATCCTCGACACTCCCAAGTTCGCCTGGTGGAAGGAGATTTATAAGGACAGGGAAGAGGCGTATAAGGCCCTTGGTTTTGACCCCGTAACCGGAGATGATGCTATGGATAAGCGATTAAAGCAAATCAAGAAAGAGTATAAGGCGCTGGTGCTTCCCGGCGGGCTTTCTCGTCACACCGTGGGCAATCTGAAGTGGCTTATCTCTACCGTGGGAAAGCTGATAAAACTCGACGTCCGCCGGGTAAAACAACTATCCCTTGGGCTCGATGAACGCGCTCTACTCACACAAGATGTGGAGGACGCCCGTGGTGCGGAGGAAACGGCATGCCTTGAGCTATCCAACCTGCGCGATAAAATTGCTCGGGACGAACTCGAGCGGGACTGGGAACTCGAAGGCCTCCAGCAGGGCTTGAGGGATTCCGAAGATCATGTCGACCAATACCGCAGGGAGTACGCGAACGTACTGAAGGAAAGGTGCGGAGTTAACCCTGTAACCGGAGAGAAGCAGTGGCACTGCGGGTGCGTAGCTGCCTTGCGGATAGAACACAAGAAGCTCCTCAAGAAGATGAAGCTAATGCGGGCCGACATGAAAAAGAAAACCAGGGTGTAGGAGGTAGGTGATGAGAGACTGGGGGTTAGGCAGCGACAGCGAGAAGAAGCGTGACCCTGTAACCCAGCCCGAACACTACGTTCAGGGTAAGGTGGAGGTAATCGATGCCATCATGCTGCTCGGCCTCGACCCCTGTGCCGGTAACGTGCTGAAATATATTGCCAGGTTCCAGATGAAGGGTGGCAGGCAAGACCTCGAGAAGGCTCGCCAGTACATCACGTTGATGCTCGATAACTACGAGGACTGGTATGGATCCGACGGCTGACGACGAGCTTCTCTCCGAAGCATACACCCTGATCCTGGCTACTCTAGCCCGCGATCTATCAGGCAATCATAATAACGAGAGGAAACTCTCTGGATGGATTGCCAGGTATGTCGAAAGGGACAGGCAGAAGAGAGGACGCCCCCTGAATGGATTGCTAGGTATGTCGAAAGAGACAGACAGAAGGAACTGGGCCAGCGAGCATGACGTCTGCTGGATATGTGGGGAACGAGATTATCGCGGCTTCCCGCTCGAGACACATGAAATGGAACGTCGTAGTCAGGCGCCGACACGCTGGATGCAGAGGTGCAACTACTTCCGTACCTGCAAGATCTGCCACATGGACAAGCTCGCGTCCATGGCACACGCCCGGCAATTGGCCTACAAGCAGGCCAAGGATCCAGAGAACTATGATCTCCAAGTCTGGCTAAAGATCCGCGACCCGGACCTCCATGCGCCTAACCGTGTTACGCAGGAAGACGTTGACGTGTTCAATGAATAAATGCGATAACATCATGAAGATTACCCTGCCCTACCCACCGAGCGTCAACACCTACTGGAGGGCCATTGGTCGGGGTAGAGTAATCCTTTCCAAGAAGGGCCGTGAGTATCGACAGGAAGTAGCCTATGAGGCTGTCAGGCAGCGGGGCGCGATCCGCAAGCGGCCGCTCGAGGGCAGGGTGAAAATTGATATCATGGCCTGGATGCCCGACAAGAGAAGGCGAGACCTGGATAACATACTCAAGGCCACACTCGATTCACTTGTGCATGCGGCCGGCCTGCTGCTTGATGACGAACAGATTGATGACCTGCGAATCAGGCGAGCCGGAGTTGAAAAGCCAGGCCGACTTGAGGTTAAACTGACTGAGATCAAATGCTAAAATAGAGTGACCTATACTAAGGGGATACCATGGCAATCACTGGACGTTCGATAAAACAACCGGAATATACGACGCAGAAAAACCACCTGCTCCACTCCTCCGTGGTGGATGGTCTGGCCTTCTCGTGGTCAAATGCCACCTACAACTATACTGCGGCGGACACAATCCTGGCTGTTCAAAACGACAGCACTACCCAAAACCTGCACATCGACCAGATATGGTGCCACGGGGATACCACGACGCGAGTAATCGTCCATGCGACAAGTGAAAATGGCTTCACTATGGCCGGAGCAGCCGGAGTCACGGGGGTCAATTTGAATAGAGTTGGCACCCCGGCAGTAGCCGCTGCGACCGCTTTTGCGCATGAAAGCGGCAATACACAGGGCAAAATCTTCTGGGCTGGCAGTATCCCGGCAGATAACGCTACGCCCGTAGCTATTGGCCTCGGTATTATTCTTGGTGTGGATGATGGCAGTGGCGAGGCAGGCGGAGTTATTGCCGTGGATTTCACTGACGTTGGCGGGGAAGCCCTTGTCACTATCATTGGTCACTACGAGAAC